TGTAAAACCATACAGCCTTGCAGCTATGGGTTGTATGATTCTTAAAGAATGTACAGACGGTATAGAAAAACTTACACCAGAGTATCCAGCTTTTGCTTCAACGGACTTTGATCCATTCCGTGAGGAGATTAAAAGAATTATTGCTGGTCTAAACAAACTTGAAGTTGAAGTCTTCGTTGCCCCCAGTAGATACTTCACTCCAAGAACAGTAGGTTTGTACAAACCAGATTTCAATCGCTTTTTCATTAACGAAAACCTTTTGCAAGATCCAAGAGAATTTCTTGGTACGATGAGACATGAAGGTTGGCACGTTGTACAAGACTGCATGGGTGCAGGTTTGAATACCAGATGGATGGCACAGGTACATCAGGACTCTGAGATTCCTGCCTGGTTAATTAAGATGACTCGCGCTACATATGAGTCGGTTGGTCAGAGTCGTGCAGTTCCATGGGAAGCAGATGCAAACTGGGCAGAGGAACAGCTCAATCAAACAGCTAAGCACCTTGAGATGTGTGCTAGTGGTCCTTTATGGGATCAAGTTGAACCAACTCCTATGACAAAGGAATGGTTGATTGGATGTGGTTGGATGAAACCTAAAGATGGTTTGTATCCTTACTATCCTAATAAGAAAGCTCAGTATTGTGTAGAGGGAAAATACTAATGGAAGAAACCCAGAACGAAAAGTGGAACAGAGGTTTGGATCTTTTTATTGAAAGTGTATATAAACCAGATAATGAACTGAGACAGTGTGCTCACAATCAAAAGTGCTATCATGAATTGATGTGGGTTAGAGAACATGTTCTGGAGTATCTGAAAACAATACGGAGGTAATCCGATGCATGACTGGAGATTAAAAGATGAAAATTGGCAGAAGAGGTCTTTTATTCTCTCTGCTTTTGTTCGTATGAAAATTTCTTTGACAAGAGATGTGTATGAATTCTGTGATTACATCATCAGTCAAGGATATTCTTTTGATCTTGGCAGCTTGATCGTAGTTGATCGTCAGGTCAGGGAAGAGTACCAGAAATACCTGGACCTCATTTCTTAACCAATCCTTAGTTGACAGGGCGATCAGCAGTGTGGTATGATTCACATGCTTAAGAAATTCTTGAGCATGTTCTATAGAAGTTACACATATGAAAATTGCAATCGCTCTTGCTGCCCTGCCCTTTATGGCAGCTCCTGCCCTTGCTGGACCCTACGTAGAGTCCAAGACCACCTCTGCCCTCTCTGACGGCACTTACAAGGGCGCTCAGACTGAGCTCCGTGTGGGTTACGAAGAGAAGGTCGCTCCTACCGTGACCGTCTTTGGTGAGATCGGTCCTGGTTATGAGTGGACCAAGGGTGCAACCAAAACCACTGGCGAAACCGTTGCCGTTGGTGAAGTTGGTGTGAAAGTCAAAGCAACCGACAAGATTAGCGTCAACGCTAAAGTGTCTGGTGAGTATGGCAACACCAGTGAAGTCTTTGACATGGGTGGTGAACTGAAAGTTCGTTACGCTTTCTGATTGACGCCACAATAAAATAATGTTAAAGTCAGGGGGAAGAAATTCCCCCTTTCGTTTACAAAAAAGTCGGAAAAAATTTTCTGGCAATTTTTTTCGCGTAGGGTTTTTGTATAAATTATACTGTTGCTTTAGTTTTATGATCTTCACAATCTATTCGAAAGCTGGTTGCCCATACTGTGATAAAATTAAACAAGTTATGGAGCTGGCGGAACTCAATCATACAATTTACGAATTGGACCTTGACTTTTCTCGCAAGCAGTTCTATGCTGAGTTTGGCGAGAACGCTACGTTCCCTCAAGTTATCATGGGTGATCTCAGACTTGGTGGATGCACTGATGCAATCGCTTACCTTAAAGAAAATAAAGTTATCTGATGGAACAACTGGACACACTTCTAGAAATCGTTGAGAAAGTAATTGACGACTGCATGTTTCGTCAGATGTATACATTCAAGATGTATGAATATCTAAAGAACAATAACTTCAAAAAGAATGAGGTTGCTTCTTTTATTGCTAGCTCTGCTGCAATTAACATCTCACAAACTGTAGATGATTTAGATCTCTTTCTTGAAGGTGGCAATCCATTTATTCGCGAAGCGTATAGTGGGTACACAAAACCAGAAGCAAGAAAAGCGAGAGACTATTTGTATTCGATTTTAGAGGACGCCTGGAAGTATGAGATTGAGAAGAGTGTCAGGAAAAGACGAAAAACTATCAATAAATAAAGGTATAGAAGTTATGCTTCCAAAAAGCAGGAGGGTTGAGGAACCTAGTTGGTTGAACCGTACCTTCCATGTTTTAAGTTGGTCGGTACATGTTAAGATAGACATACACCGCAGGAAGTAAAATGGAAACTAGCGTAATTCTTTTCTTTTCGTCAGTAAGTATGATTGCTTTCTTGGCAATCGGCGGAATCGTTGGCTGGATCTACAAAGAGACTGTTGATTCTGCCATGTACGCAAGAGAATCTATTCATCCAGAATTCTACGATAATGATGGTCACTATATAAATGAAGAACTCCTCGCAGTTCGATTTGTAGACGAAGATGATTACCTTGACGAAGACGAGGAAGACTGATATACTTATACAAAACCTTGATTTGATATGGCTCCTAGAAAATTACCTGCTGATGCATTACTGAGTGAGATCCTGCAAAAGGTATCCTCTGCTAAAACTAAAGTCGAGAAAGTCGATCTCCTGAGAGAGTACAACAGTCCTGGACTGAGAGCTACTTTGATCATCAACTTTGATGAATCACTGCAGTTCCTGCTTCCTGCTGGTGATGTTCCTTACACACCCAACGAAGCACCAGCTGGGACTGAACACACTCGTCTCGATCATGAGTATCGTAACTTCTATCGGTTCTTTAAAGGTGGAGATGCAAGCATCAACTCCATGAAGAGAGAACAGTTGTTTATTCAATTGCTAGAAGGATTGCATAAAGATGAAGCAGAAGTTTTTGTCCTTGCGTGCAATAGAAAACTCCAAGACAAGTACAGAGTTACACAAAATGTCGTCGCAGAAGCATTCCCCCAAATCGAATGGGGAAACAGAGGTTAATTTGAGAGAAGAGATCCAGAGAGAGGTAGAATCTCTTATGAAGAAGGAGAGGGATGACTTTACTCCTTCTTCTGACTGGAAAGCTCCAGATGATCTCGATGAATTAGCAGATGAACTTTTTGATATGCTCTACGGGCACACAAATAAATAGTTCTTACCTATACTGGAGATTAAGATGCGCCTCAAAGAACAACAGTCTTTGATAACTCAAGCTCTTAAACAACCAGAAATGTATACAGAAGAGGAAATCCTCTACATGCGTAAACAACTCGATTACGTTCGCCGCCAACTTGCTATTAAGAAGTGGAGGAAGTGGAAGAACAGAGTTGGATTTGGAAACCAAAGTGAAACAAACTAATGCAAGTAAAATTTGTACAAGCAACTCCCAATCCTGAAGAGAACATGGCGTACATCGCCAGAGTCTCTAACCCTCAGAACCAAGAGAATCCATCCTTCGAAGGTCTGCTCAAGTACTGCGTCAAACACCAGCACTGGTCTGTGTTTGAGCAGTCATTCATGACTCTGGAGATCGAAACTAATCGTGGAATCGCAGCTCAAATCCTACGACACAGATCGTTTACATTCCAAGAGTTCTCACAGCGTTATGCAGACGCTAACTTACTGGATAACAAAATACCCGTTCCAGATCTGCGGAGGCAAGATCTCAAGAATCGGCAGAACTCGATTGACGATCTCAGTACCGAGGCTCGGGCTTTTCTACAAGGGAGAATCGCTCAGTATTTTGCAGAGGGCATGGACTTATATAACCAGCTGTTGTCTGAAGGTGTTGCTAAAGAGTGCGCTAGGTTTGTCCTTCCTCTCGCTACTCCTACTCGGATTTATATGTCAGGTTCTTGCCGTTCTTGGATTCACTATATAAATCTGAGAACTGCCAACGGTACTCAAAAGGAACACATGGATATCGCTGAAGAATGTAAGCGTATCTTTATTTGCAAATTCCCTACAGTTGCTAAGGCACTCGATTGGAGTTGCCCAGATGGTGACTGTGGTTGTGAAAGCATTCAACCTAGTCTGAGGATTGATTAATGGCTTGTTATCCTGTAAAAAACTTGAAGACTGGAGAGACTCAGGAACTCTTCATGCCTCTCGCTGAATATGAACAGTGGAGAAAAGACAATCCCGATTGGGATAAAGATTGGTCGGCAGGCATCGGGTCTGCCGTCAGTGGCGTTGGTGATTGGCAGAACAAGCTGCCTCAGGGGTTCAAGGACCGTCTGAATAATGTGAAGAAGCATCATCCTTACGCAAAGTTCGATTCCATTTAAACCTATGCCTGTAAAATCCAAGAAGCAACCATCGATGGTCGGTCTGACCGCTAGACAAATGAGAAGAAAGCCTATTGCAAGTGAACACTTGCTCAAAATTAAACCGATGACACCAACTCAAGAGAAGGTGTTTGAAGAGTATGATAAAGGTAAGAACCTTTTTCTTTATGGTTGCGCTGGAACTGGTAAATCTTTCGTGGCAATCTATCTTGCCCTGAAGGAGATTCTTGATGATAAGACTCCTTACGAAAAACTGTACATCGTTCGCTCACTTGTACCTACTAGAGAGATTGGTTTCCTTCCTGGTGATCATGAAGACAAGAGTAACTTGTATCAGATTCCATACAAGAACATGGTCAAGTACATGTTCGAGATGCCAGATGATGCATCCTTTGATGCCCTCTATTCTAATCTGAAGTCTCAAGAAACCATTTCATTCTGGTCCACAAGCTTTATTCGTGGCACCACAATCGATAACGCAATCATTCTGATCGACGAAGCTCAGAACCTGAACTTTCACGAACTTGACTCGATCATCACTCGTGTTGGCGTGAACTCCAAGGTCATCTTTGCTGGTGACGCTGCACAAACTGACCTGACCCGCACCAACGAGAAGAACGGTGTGCTAGACTTTATGAAGATCCTCTCTGAAATGGAAGAGTTCGCTTCCATCGAATTTGGGGTCCAAGACATCGTTCGTTCTGGACTTGTCAAATCGTACCTTATCAGCAAAATGAATCTTGGCTTTTAATCATCTTAACATACATGACTTTCGTGATCTGACTGCAGAAACAACCGAGGGTGGTAGAACGTATGCCGTTGACGGTGAACGTTACCCCTCGGTTACGACTGTTATTGGGCATAGTAAAAAGAAGTCAATCATAGAGTGGCGTAACCGTGTCGGTGAAGACGAAGCGAACAAAATCTCCAAGAGAGCATCGACTCGTGGCAACAAGACACACAAGCTTGCTGAACTCTATCTTTCCAACCAAGATATCAGCAGATATAAGGATGATGTGATGTCTATGGGGTTGTTTCATCTAATCAAACCCCATATAGATAATATAGATAACATACACGCATTAGAGGCACCCCTCTATTCCAAAATGCTACGCATGGCTGGAAGGGTTGACTGTATTGCAGAACATAATGGTGAGCTTGCCATCATCGACTTCAAGACTTCTACCAAGTTGAAGAAGGAGGACTGGATTCAAGACTACTTTGCACAAGAAGCGGCTTATGCTATAATGTTTCAAGAATTGACGGGTCTTAAAGTAAAAAAGCTCGTAACAATTATTGCATGTGAAACAGGTGAAGCACAGGTCTTTGAAATTTATGACAAGTTTAAGTATACTCGTAAGCTTAAAGAGTACATCGACGCATATAGAGAGGCACATGGGGACTGGTAGAATTGATGATGTATTTGAAGAAAACTTTATGACTGCTGCCAAGTTCTCCCTTGAGATTGAAAAACTGGTGAAGGAATCTAACCTGAACTACATCGAGGCAATCGTTCAATTTTGTGAAGACAAAAGTATTGAGGTTGACACGGTGAGTAAACTGATTTCGAAACCACTGAAAGAGAAGTTGAAGTATGATGCTCAACGTCTCAACTTTATGAAGAAAACATCGCGGGGGTTCCTGGCACTGTGACTGGA